GTGTACTTCAACCGGATGTACGAGGTGTGGCAAGGCGACGTCCAGGGACCCTCCCAGGAAGGCTGTCGGTGGGACACCCGTGCCCTGGAACGCCTCATGGGCATCTTCGACGCGGTGGCAGCCCACGGCGGGAATACCGGCCTCGGCACCAACGGATGGGGTGAATGGCCTGCCAGCATGATGCCGTTACAGATCGTTTTCGGAGGCCAGAACTCCCTCCAGTTCCAAGGCGTGTTGAGTTCCTTCGATTACGTCTTCACCATCTTTGACGCCAACATGATCCCGGTTGAGGCCTACGCCGACATCACTGTCATGCGGGTCTACAACCCCACCCAATCCGGAGCCGACCTGACCAACGCCCTGGTCACGATGACCGGGCAAAAGGGTCCCACGAACCTACCGGGCAAGCGGGCCTTTACGAGATGATCGTCAGCGGCTCCCGTTACGCAGGCCAGCCTGTGGTCAGCGTCCCCACCGACGCGGCGGGCGACACTGATATCGCTGTCTTCGGCCCGACCCCCACCCTGCCCGCCACCTTCGCCTACTACACCGTGGTTCAGGGAGACCGTCTCGACATCATCGCCAACAACCTGTACGGCGTCCCGGACTACTGGTGGCGGATCGCGAACGCCAACCCTGAGATCTTCTACCCCGATGACCTGGTCGTCGGCTCGATCATTCGGATCCCATCGTCATGATCAGAGCCAACGCCGTCCCCATCTTCGACCCTGGTGGTCGTGCTGCTCAGAAGACCGTCAACACCGTCAAGGTCTTGATGACTGAGAACATGCACGACACCGCCATCATCACCCTACGCGGCGAGTCAACCGATGCCCCGGAGCTACAACCAGGCACCCCCGTGCAGATGCAATACGGCTGGTCCACCATCGACATGGACTACTTCTACGGCTACGTCGACCACATCGAAACCCACTACGACCGGGCAGTCGGTGACAGTTCCACCCTAGAAGACGTGGTTTGCCTGGGAGCCAGCTACTCCCTCAAAGACCCATTCATCGGTGGCTGGACCAACGTGCAGGCCTCCACCCTGGTGACGCAGATCTCCAAGCAATACTTCCTGTCATCGGTGGTCGAAGACGATGACACGGTCTGGCCACAGTTGGCCGCGCCTGGAGACTCTGCCTGGTGCTTCCTGACCCAACTGGCCAGCAAGACCGGCTACAGCCTGGCCTGTAACAAGACCAGGGTCCGCTTCGTCTCTGTCGACCTCGCCATGAAGCGGTACACGCCCACCATGCCGGTCTTCTATTCACGCAACACTGCCGGTACCACGGCCCAGCAATCGATCACCAAGTTCCAGGCCCTCACAGGTGAAGCGCTCGCCCTTGCTGGTCACACCAAGGCAACACGACAAGTTAGCGGTCTCGACCTCCGCACCGGCCAGATCATCAGCGCTACCAACGACGCCTCCGATCCCACACCGTTGGGCCAAAACTCCAACTACCCCTTCTTCAGTCAACAGGTCTCCACCAGCGTGGTCTCTAGCCAGGGACACGCCCACGCGGTACTGGCCGGGATGGCTCAGAACAACCGCTTTGCCTTCCAGGCCACCGCAACCCTGGGCGGCCTCACCGCGGTCAAACAAGGCATGCCGATCGTCATCTCCGGCATCGACAGCAACAACGACGGCACCTGGTGGGTCCAAGAAGTCACCCACAAGATCAAGTCACAGAGCTATTCCCTGGACGTCTCCCTCGGCCGCGACGCCACCGGGGACAATGGCACCTACCCGGTCCAGGGCACCTCCGTGGTCTTCACGCCCATAAATCCTGTCGGTTACGTCGTCGCCAACATCCCACCCACCAAGCTCGTCAACAACCGCTGGCGAGCCGCCCACGCCTCCAATGTCGGCATCCGTTAGCCCCGCCGCGGCCCCGACCCCGCCGACGCCCCCGCACTACGGGGGTGTGTACGCGGCCAAGGTTTATTCCATCACGGATCCCAATCATCTCAGGCGGATCCAGATGTATATCCCTCAGGTCTTCGGTGACAGCCCGCTCAAGATCTGGGCACCGCCGATCGCCCAAAGCACCAATACCCCAGTAGTCGGCAGCGTCGTCTGGTGCATCTTCCAGGGTGGGGACCCGGCCTACCCCACCTACATGCCTCAACAGGTAGGGGGAGGGTCCGCAGGCCCGACCGGACCCTCTGGCCCAACCGGACCCTCCGGTCCACAAGGCATCACCGGAGCAGGAGGAACCACAGGCGCGACCGGAGCCACAGGAGCAACGGGTCCCACCGGCCCGTCAGGCGGGCCTCCTGGCCCCACAGGGCCTACCGGACCCACCGGGCCGATCTCGACAGTTCCTGGTCCCACCGGGGCGACTGGAACTGTTGGGTCGACCGGAGCCACTGGGCCAACGGGTGCCACCGGTCCTCTCGGAGGACCCACTGGCCCAACCGGCCCACCAGGTCCACCCGGCCTCACCTACATCCAGACCATCACCGCCCCCACCGCGGCAGGATCGCCCTACACGGTCACCCACAATCTGAACACCCACTACCCCCTGATAGAGCTATGGGACGCCGTCAATGGCCACATGCTGGTGACCAACGCGTCCGTGGTGGACGCCAACAACATCACCCTCAGCTTCCTCCAGAACCCTCCCCACGACGTCACCGTGGTGGTCACAGGCGGCGCTACGGGCATGACCGGTCCCGCCGGGCCGACCGGCCCTACCGGTGCCACCGGCCCGTCTGGTGGCCCTCCAGGTCCAACCGGAGCCACTGGAGCCACTGGATCAATCGGTCCCACTGGTCCGCAAGGCCCAGCCGGTGACGCAGGCACGACATTCTTCGTATGGAACCAGGCCTCCGCCGCCACCACCTGGATGATCAGCCACACCCTGGGCTTCAACCCGAACGTATCGGTAGTCGACTCCACCGGCATGCAGATCTTCCCCGGCGATCTCAAGTACCTCGACGTTGCCACCATCCAACTTGACTTCTCGGCTGCCGTAGGTGGCCTGGCGTACCTGAGCTAGGAGCGACTGATGCCTTCTTTCTACGGTGCCGTTGACCTCACCAAGAACGAGCTTCGTAACGCCGTCGTCCAGAACCTGGGGTCGGCACCGGCCTCACCAGTCCAGGGCCAGATCTACTTCGACAGCACCGCCCACGTCCTCTATTGGTACAACGGCACCGTCTGGGTCAGCGCGGCAGGAGCATTGCCCTCCTCGACGGTCACCACCGCGGCCATCGGTGACGCACCGGTACCTGGCGCAGCCACTGTTTACAGCGCAGGTGACCATAAGCACGGCATGCCTGCCTTCGGTACGGTCCCAGGCACTAACTCACCTGGGACTGGCGCGAATGGCGGGTCGGCAGCAACTGTCAGCCATTCTGACCACACTCACGGCTGGACCTCCGCCGTTGGTTCTTTGGACATGGGCGGCAACTTCATCATCAATGTGTCGGATCCCGCCTCGCCACAACATGCCGCCACCAAGAACTACGTCGACAGTTCCATCGCTGGCCTGACCTGGAAGGCCCCGTGCCGGGCTGCCACCACTGCCAACATCACCCTGTCAGCCCCCCAGACCATTGACGGAGTGGCCGTGGTGGCTGGTGACCGGGTGCTGGTCAAGAACCAGACGACCCAGAGCGGCAACGGCATCTACGTGGTAGCCGCAGCAGCCTGGACCAGAGCCACCGACGCGTCCACCTCAGCACAGCTTGTCGACGCAGCCGTCTACGTGTCCTCCGGCACCACCCAAGCCGACACCGCCTGGACCCAGGTCACCGACCCACCCATCACCATCGGCACCACCAACCTGGTCTGGGTGCAGTTCTCCGGAGCGGGCACCTACAGCGCCGGTAACGGCCTCACCCTGACCGGCAATGTCTTCGCAGTCGGAGCAGGCACCGGCATCCTCTCTACCCCCGGCCAGGTGGCTGTCGACACCACCGTCATCGCCACCCAGGCCTACGTCACCACCGCCATCACCGGCATGGCCAAGAAGTACGCCGCAACCCTGGCTGGCACCGCCTCACCGGAAATCATCACCCACAACCTCAACACCAGAGACATACAGGTGTCCGCGTACAACGGCGGTTCTCCGTACGGCGCGGTCCAGGTGGACTGGCAAGCCACCACGGTCAACACCGTGACCATCAACTACAACCCCGCCCTCGGAGCGGGCTACCGAGTGGTCGTGATGGGCTAATGCCTCGCACCTACGGCACCACCAATGTGATGCCCTACGCCACCGCGCCCCCGGTGGGGGCCGTGGGCGACGAGTACTACAACACCACCACCAAACAACTCTTTCTCTCGGACGGCACCGCCTGGAACCCAATAGCGGGCAGTGGTGGCGGCGGGGGCGCACCCTACGCACCGGTACAGACCACCCCACCTCCAGCCAGTAGCCCCACCATCTCGCCTCCGGTGGGCCTGCTCTGGGTGGACACCGGTACTACAAGCTCTGGCACGAACCTCATCTATTACCAGACGCTGACGGCTCCGTTGGCAGCCGCGCCCGCCACCGTCACACACAACCTGGGCACCATCTATATCCAGGCGCAAATGTGGGACGTCGTCACCGGCCTGCTGGTCGGTGCCCAGATCAAGATCATCGACGCCAACAACATCCAGATCTCGGTCACCCAGAACATGCCCAACAACGTAAACGTGGTGGTCATGGGCCAGCCGGGTCCTGGCCTTCCGGTGAACCCACCGGACTACGCCACCAAGCTCTACGTTGACCAACGCACCCCGAACCTGCCGCCCCCGGTCACCTCAGGGTCAACAATCCAGACGTACACAGACGTGCTGGGTGACGTGTGGGTTGCGCTCAACGGTGTGAACGCTGGAGCCTGGAGGCGGGCCAGGGATGTACTGCACGCACGGTATTACAAGGTTACTGCCTTCACCTCTTTGGCTAATGCTTGGCTAAGTCTGAGCATGGACACTCTGCACTTCGATGATTACGGAATGTACAGCGCTAGTACCGGGTTGTTCACCCCTCTCGTGACGGGTGTGTACCGGCTTTCCTTCCAATGCGGTGCTACCTGTACTGCGACGGCGCAGTGGGTACAGCCAGGGATCTGGACGGGCAATGTAGTCAACGTGGTGGCAGACACGGTTGGTCACGCCTCAGCGGCGAAGGGTTGTTCTATGAACGTCACGACGATCAGGAGGATCACCACTCTGACCGACACCTATATCGCCAGGTTCGCTTCCTCGGTAGCACTCGCTGGTCTTACTGGTGCCGACTCCACCTTCTTTGAGATGGATTACCTGGGGACGGGCTGATGACCGCGATACCTACCTACGTTTCGCTCATTCCGCTCCCGGCTCCGGTCACGTCTGGCACCACCATCCAGACCTACACCGATCCCAACGGTGACGTGTGGGTGGCAAAGAACGGGGTCAACGGTGGCAACTGGCTCAGAGCCAGGGATGTCCTCTACTGTCGAATGACCCGTGCCGCTGCTATGAACCTCACGACCTCTCAGGTCACTATGCCATACGACACCACTTACCGAGATGCTTACGGTATGTGGACACCGGCACAGAATGGTGTTTTGGCACCGGTGGCTGGTTTGTATCGTGCTGATGTCGTGCTGTGTGGCGCTTTCACGGCGACCGGTCAAACAATGAACATACAGATCAACTTGATCGGTGGTGGCGGTTATACACGGATCAACCGACAGTCTGCCTTTGCAGGTAACACCTACGTGGAGTCTCACGACGAGATATTCATGCCTACGCCTGGTACTTACTTGGGAGTTGGTGTGTATGCGTCAGCCACTTTGGCGCTGGCTGGATTGAATAACTTCGATAACTACTTCACTATCCAATATATGGGAACAGGCTGATGCCAGCGCTGAGATATTGGGATGGGGCCACGTATCGACTCTTGGGTGCCGGTGGTCCTACTGGCCCAACCGGACCGGCTGCTCCTGTTGCCACGGCAGCGCATCAGCGCTGGTACCGCAACGCTGTCCTCTCGATGGCCAGTGGTGCCTGGACGGTAGTGGGGTTTGACACCCAACTGGACAACCAAGACCCTGCTGGAGCTATCACCTGGGACAGCACCAACAATGTCTTCAGGGTGAACCAGGCGGGCGTTTATCTGATCACGGCTACCGTAGGTGGTGCCCTCTCCCTCAACGGCACCGGGCGTCGTTCACTGTCCATCTTGAAGAACGGTGTCTACCAAGCCTACAGCGGTGGAGCGGCTGCCACTGTGCTGCTCCCAGGTCTGGCAGTGTCCAGTGCATTCCTGGCGGCTCTAGGTGACACCTTCCAGGTACAGGCCTACCAGGACTCCGGGTCGACCGCCAACACGTCCAACGCGGCCAACACCAGTTTCTACGCATCTGTCAGCCAGATGACAGGGACACAAGGGTTGCCAGGACCGACAGGACCGGCGGGGCCTGCTGGTGGGGGAAGCACCATCGTCAGCGTCAGGGCTACTCAGACTGCCGCCATGAACCTGACGACCACACCGGCCATCATTCCTTTTAACAGCGAGCAGTGGGACACACAGAACGCCTACAACACCACCACTGGTCAGTTCACCTGTCCTGTGGCTGGCAAGTACCGCATCTCTGCACAGGCCTGTGGTTCATCCACGTCTGCGTCCCAGTGGGTAGGCGTTCAAGTACTGAAGAATGGTGTACAGCAAGGGTCGCAGTCGGTTTGGAACCCCTCGACGGGCAACACGCAAGCACAGGTTGTTGACACACTCGATTGTGCCATTGGTGATGTGATCAGTTTTACGGGATCGGCGTCACAGACGATGGCTGTGTACGTCACCGGCATTACTTACATGACCATCGATCTGCTAAGTGGCACAGGCCCCCAGGGTCCACCAGGACCGACAGGACCGCCAGCGGGCTACATGAGTCTGGTCTATTACCAGACCATCCCTCGCCCCACCGTGGCGAGTTCGCCCTACACGCTCACGCACAACCTCGGCACGCCCTTCCTGCTGGTGAATGTCTGGGACTCGGTCACCCACCAGTTGGTTAGCGTCCAGGTGCAGATCTTTGACAACAACCACCTTGGCATCACTGTGGCCCAGGACATGCCCAACCCGGTGAACGTGGTGGTGATGGGCACGGCCCTCACCCCCACACCCATTGCGGCTGGTGACCTCGCCACCAAAGCATACGTTGATGCCAAGACCACCACTCTTCCTGGTCCGGTCACCTCTGGCAGCGGTATTCAGAGCTTCACTGACGTCTTGGGCGACGTATGGGTGGCGGCGAATGGTGTGCGGGGTGGGAACTGGTACCGGGCCAGAGATGTGTTGCACTGTCGGGTGTACAGGAACGCGGCCTACACCCTGTCTACGAGCAATGTCGTTGTACCTTGGGACTCCATTGCCTTCGATCCGTATGGCATGTTTACAGGTGGCCCGAACTATCGGATCGTTGCTCCTATCGCTGGGATCTATCTTCTTCGCGCCCAGATGCAGGCTACCCCTACGGCTACCGGTCAGTGGATCAACATCATCATGTATTCAGCGGTAACGGGCACCGTAAACTCAGGCAACGCCGTCACGGCGTCCGCGACCTTTGGTCCATTTCTGCAAACGGTATCGACCCACCTTCTGGCCGCCGGGGAGGGCATCTTTACCTATGCCGCCGCCATAGGGGCTCTCACTGTCACAGTCGGACAGAACGCCAGCAACTTTAGTATCGACTACCTGGGAACGGGCTGATGACACTCCTCGATTACACCCTCCAAGTACCCCTTCCCGCACCGCTCGGAGCGGGCGCACCCTTCCAGTCCTACACAGATCCCAGTGGTGACGTGTGGGTGGCACAGGGTGGGGTCTTCAACGGAGCCTGGAGGCGCGCCAGAGATGTCTTGGTCAGCAAGGTATGTCGTGTTGCTGCTCTCAACCTGACTGCTGCTCTACTGACTGTTCAGATGGACGGCGTGATTCGTGATTCCTTCGGCTTGTACGTTCCCTCTCCGAATGGTTTGTTCAACATCCCTCTGACTGGTTGGTACGACATCACCTATCAGTTGGGAGCAACCCCAACAGCAGGCAACCAGAGCTTCAACAATCGTCTGTACTCCGCTAGTGCTGGCCTGTTGGCTATTGCTCAAGCCCACTCTGCTGGTACGGCACCACTGAGCAGCGTGATCTCCCAGCAGTTCTACTTGGTGGCGGGTGACTGGGTTCAGACGGCAGCGGTCTCGCCCAACGCGTGGCCAGCCCTTACTGGGGCTGCCCCCGGCTACTGGACGTACGCCACCCTGGAGTACCGAGGAACAGGATGAATAAGAAAGGAGAAGTATGAGTTACCTAACCCAAGCCCTACTCACAGAAGATGTCGACTTTGGCCGGAGGGTCCGCTCCGTGCTGACGCAGCAGTCGGACACCTACATCAACGACACCCGCCTGGACATCCACAACTTCGCCGTGGACTTGCTCAAGAACGCCCCTCAGCAGACCCAGACGTTCTTGCAGACCATCGCGGCGGGTCCGGGCATAGCTGACAAGGTCGACGCCGGAGGCGGCACCATCGATTCCAGCCAGGTCACCGATGGTGACCTGCTCGCCCTCGTCCAAGCTCAATACCCCGCCAACGCCACGCTCTTCTACAAGGCTGACGGCAGCGCCGTCTAGAAAGGAGAACCGTGTCCTACCAAGTCATCTTCCAACTGAGCAATGACTCGTCGTTCCGAGGCCGGGTGCAGTCGAGCGCCAACGAGCAGGCAAGCACATTCATCAACGATGCTCGGCCTGACTTCGTGGCACTCTCTCAGGAGATCCTGCGAGGACTGGGTCGATCCATCGATACCTTTACTCGTTGGTGTGCTGCTGCCCCTGGCGTGGCTGACTCCGCTGACAACGGTGACGGCACCATCACCCAGAGCAAGGTTGAGGACCAGACCATCCTGACCGTGGTCCAGGGCCAGTGGGAGCAGGTGGCCAACCTCTACTACAACCCGGATGGCTCACCTCTACCGGTATAAAATCGCGTCGTGATCACCAGTCCACGACCGGTGCGCCTGCAAAACAGCGGCGACATCTACTACGAGCTTGGCCCGACCTACTCCAGCCAGGAGGCGTTGGTCACCGCCTCGCTCATGACCGCCACCATCCCCGGCGACGTCATCCAGGCCACCGTGCGCCCCCCGCTGCCCCAGATCGACCCCTTCCCACCCCGCTTCGGCTACCCGGACTACCCCGACCGTCAGCCCGGCATCAACGTGGCCCTCAGCGTCGACCGGTTCTATCCCAACGCCCGCTACGAACTGTCCGGCGGTGTCGCAGGGGCGCAGGCCTCGGCGCGTAACGTGGGCGTAGAAGACGTCTGGTAAGGAGACAGGATGCCTGACACGGGCGGTGTTGATCTCGGCCCCATGGGGCAACTGGAAGGCCGTATCGTCGGCCTGCACGCCTTCACGAGCGGCCTGACCGACCTCGCCCCAGCCGCGGCCTTATGGCACATGAAGCGCAAAGCCGCCAAAGACCACAATGACCGGCCCGTTGGCCAAACAATCGGATCGCACGACGGCCAGCCCGTCAAGGACAAGCCACCCGTTAGCTGGATACCGGAGTGGTAAGGAGAGAACCATGACCGCAGTCCGAGATCGCTCAATGGAGTCGGAGCTACTCACTGGAACCACGGACGGGACGTATAAGAAGCTGGTCATGGACCGGTCGAACTATCCCGACCCCGACCGCCGCCTCCAGATCGCCGACCGTCGCAATCTGAACAATGGCTACGGTGGCTACGGCATCACCCAGGCTCCGGAGATGCGTACCCCAGACGGACGGTTCGTTCGCTAAGTGCCACGTCTCCTGGTCTGCCGGGAGTGCGCGACCATCGAGGAACTCCCGCTCTACTCCGGCCCTAAAGAACTGGAAGCCCAGGATCCCATCCTGGACAACGTCGTCCGCAGGCATGTCCAGAAGCACGGCGATATCAACCCAGAGGGCGCGGCTCTGCTGGTCGCCTCTGAGGATCCTTGCAACTGCGGTGAGAAGACGACGGTGGACATAACCGGAACGGTGAGGGCAACTCGCCGCTTCCAAGGGAACCACACCTTCTGGGAGGGCCACCGCGACGACGTCTTGAAGGGCCTCCGTGAGCGCTGGACGGGCTTCCATCCGGAGCATTACGCGACGCTCGACACATTTCGTGAAGACGCAATGCGCTGCTACAACCTTCATCGTCGCCCCCAGGGGACTGACTGCATCGACTGGCAGGCTGACAACCGGCGGCTCACCCCGGAGGGCTGGAAGGGCAAGGAGGTCTACCTCTGCCACTTCTGCCCGGTCGCATCCACGGTGGTCACTGAGATCCGCCACAAAAGAGGGATGTACAAGAAGGAAGTGGGAGAGACCGAGTGAGTGCCAACGGGTCCGAAGTACACGCCAACGAGGTCCAGACTCTGTTCCTGGTGACGGTCGGTCTCGACGGCCAGAGCCGGGTCGTCCTCGACCCTGAGGCCCGCTTCACCGCCCAGCGCCTGGCCAGCCCTCAGGACGTGTATCCGGCCCTGGCCAACTGCCTGGCTGACTACCAGGCCATCAAGACGGCGGAGGCCATCCTCAGCTTCCAGACCCAGATCGCCCGCCAGGTCCAGGCCCAGGCGGCGGCGGATCAGGAGCAAGAGAAAACCCCCTGACCAAAGCCAGGGGGTCTCTCGCACGAAGCTGTTGTGACTACGTGCTAGCAGCCATCGTACGGTGCCCAGGGGCGACTCCCATCTTCGGCGTATAGCTGAGCGAAGGCGGCGTCCTGCTCCGCCCTGGAGGCGGTGTACGCCGATCCTGACCTTCCCAGGCTGGCCCAGGTGGAGTTGAGGATCCCGTAGATGTTGCTCGACCCCGACCCATTTCCCGACTCTCGCCAGGCCACGCACGCCTGGAAGCCACTGGAGTAGCTCGGCGCTGGCGCGGAGTAGTGGACCGGTGTGGAGTGGACCACCGGGGCTGAATAGTGCGTCACCACCGGGGTAGGTCTCACCTGAGCTACCGGGAGGACCACAGGTGACGTCGGGACGTATCCCCTGGGTGGGATAGTGAAGACCTGATCCACGTAGATCAGATTCGGGTTGGGAATGTGGTTGTAAGAGGCCAGTTGTTCCCAAGTCCGAGAGGTTCGTGCGCCGATCGCAGTAAGGGTGTCTCCGGCCCTAACGGTGACCCTCTCGATCGGCGCATGGACAACCCTCGGTGGTGGATCACTGGCCGGTTTGACCACCTGGTGGGCCACATGACCCACCGGCTCCGCTGATTGTGAGAACGCTGACGGGGCACTAACAAAGATGCCGCCCAAGGCGGCA